GTATACAGCAGTTACCTGCATCGCAGAACGTTCCGTCACTGTCTTACCAGCTGTTGACCCGCCTAAATAAAACTGATATGCACTCCCAGAAGTTGAATTTGTTGCTTTAGGCGCAGCTCTTGAAAATATATTTTTTATAAAATTAAGCATTTAGACCTCCAAAAAAAGTCATAATAAAAGCGCACCCGCAAGTGTGAGTACGCTGCAATAACTATTTTTTCTTTTTCTTAGATTCCTTATATTTGGTATAACAATCTATAATCATAGCAGATATTCTTTCCATCAATTTTTCATTTTTCTTAATATCGTAGCTTTCAAAGCCGTCTCTATCGGGAAGTGAAAAATTAGCATATATAATATCTTCTGCCTTTCTGCTATTTTTAATTTCTTCCTCCGTAATGTCAACGTAGGTTTTTCCAAAATTAGTTAGTAAATAATCAGTAAAAATAAGACTGAAATTATCTTTCAATCTCCTAGCATACTTCTTTGCGTCAGCATTTAAAAAACGATCAATCAATTTTAAGTCATTGGCATCGATACGATACATTATCATAGCTTTAAATTTTATGAGTTCTTCTCGAAGCACAGTTTTATCAAACTCTACAGAATTTATGAGCCATAACAACAAATTTAAATCTTTCTTTTTTACTGCAGTACAGGCTAGAGCAAATCCAGAATATGTATCAAATGATGAATTATCTTTGTACAAACTTCTAAGACGTTGAATCATCTTTATAGCATCTTCTTGCTTTCCCATTGCTAAATGGCGTTCAAGTCCATAATAATAAATAAAAACATACCCAATATCTACAGGAAGTGAAAAATCGCACAACCATTTCAAATATATGTATCTTTGCTCTGGTGTAAGACCCTCATAAGATGGATAATATCCAATTGATTCGGTAGCTTTGGTTAAATCGCACACTGAAATCGGTAATCTTAAGTCTATGGCACTTGGTTCAGAAGGACGAATATAAAATTTAACAAAACCATCTTTGTTATCCGGTTTTCTGCTAATATTTTTCATGGGACCATTACCAATCCACATTAAACTAAGAACATCAGCCGGTATTGGGAACATATTTGAATCAATACTGTTATTTTCATTAATAGGGATAAGATTCATAATATAACACCACCTTGCAAGAGAATATTATATCATAAATAAGTGTATTCCTCTATCTTATATGAAAAGAAGTCCCCGTTCATCATAAACAGATGCGCCATTATCATTACCCATTCGTATTGCCCTATCCAATGCCATAATCATTGCTATAGCACCATCTATCTTTTCAGTACTTTTTTCTTTGTCTGCCTTGATATTTCCCGCGGGATCTGTCTTTACGAATATATTATCCATATTCCATCTAAGAACAGGGTGCCCACCATGGGCAATTCGCTGCTCTAGCACAAGTTTCATTAACTCCTTGGTTGGTGGGCTCATATCTTTAAAACCCTGTCCGAATGGTACAACATTAAACCCCATTCCTTCAAGGTTTTGTACCATTTGCACAGCTCCCCAACGGTCAAAGGCAATATCACGGATATTATACCTTGTACCTAGTTCTTCTATGAAATTCTCTATATATCCATAGTGGATAACATTACCCTCTGTGGTCTGTAAGAACCCTTGTCGCTGCCAAACATCATAATTTACATGGTCACGTTTTACCCTAAGTTCAAGTGTATCCTCCGGCAGCCAAAAGAACGGTAGCACCTGGTACTTATCATCTTCATCTATTGGAGGGAACACCAAACAGAACGAGGTGATATCCGATGTACTTGATAAGTCCAATCCACCATAACATACCCTGCCCTCAAGCAACTTAGCATCAACAGGAAAGGAGCATTTGTCCCACTTATCCATAGACATCCACCTTACGCTTTGTTTTACCCATTGATTAAGCCTTAGTTGACGGAAAGCATTCTCTTCTGCAGGATTTTGCCTTGCTGATTCGTAAGCAGATTCAACCTTATCAATGGTAATTGTATAACCTAAAGAAGGATTTGCTTTTGCCCAAACTTCAGGATCACTCCAATCATCGTCATCATCAGCGCCATATATAACCGGATAGAAAGTCGGATCAGTTTTTCTGCCTTCGATAATATCCTTAGCTTTCATATGCATCTCATAGCATACACTGTTAGTATCACTACCTGCTGTTGTTATGAGGAAAAATAAAGGCTGCTCACGAGCATCCCCGGAACCTTTTGTAAGAACATCAAAAAGATTGCGGTTTGGCTGAGTATGCAACTCATCTAGCACCAGGCCAGAAACATTCAATCCGTGCTTAGTTTTAACATCCGCAGAAAGCACCTGATAAAACCCATTGCTTCCAGGAAATATAATGCGTTTACCAGCATTAAGAATTTTGCTTCTTTTGGCGAGGGCGGGTGTCATTTGCACCATTTGGTTAGCAACATCGAAAACAATACTTGCCTGCTGACGGTCTGCAGCGGCTCCATACACTTCTGGCGAAGCCTCTCCGTCAGCATAAAGCAGATAAAGAGCAATAGCAGCCGCCAATTCAGACTTTCCATTCTTCTTTGGTATTTCTACATAAGCTGTTGTGAATTGGCGTTTTCCATTGGGTTTAAGCACACCACATATATCTCTTACAACTCTCTCTTGCCATGGAAGCAGATGGAACTTCTTGCCAGCCCAACGCCCCTTAGTATGGCATAAACATTCTATGAAATTTACCGCATAATCAGCAGCCTTTTTATCATAGTGAGAATCAGCTAGCATAAATTTAGTCGGCTTATAATTATCCATTTGCTTCACATCCAATCAAAGCGATTATGTATTCCAGCAATCTACACATCATTACTTTTCCTATTTTTCTTTCTGCCTGTAGAGAACCACTGCCTATATACCTGTTCTGCAATCTTTGCCATCATCACCGGAGGAACACTCATCCCGCATACATACTGAACGTTCTGCTCCATAAAATTATAGTCCTGAGGGAATGTCTGGCAGCTTATGATATCTTTATCTGTCATAAGCATTCCGTCACACATACGGAAGCAGTATCCTCCTGCGGTAATGGTCTGTACCGGTTCATCATCATGATTAATCGGTGATGTAAATCCACTATTAGCTTTTCTAACACGCTTATTTATATCCTGTAGGCATCTATCGGTGGGGGACCTATATTTCATCAGCTTAGCCGCCATATTGTCCTTTGATAAAGCCTTACCATAAACTTCCCTTACCTTTCCAAACGGAATAGGATTCGAATTAAAGTTCATCTCCAGCTTGGGGTATTTCAGATTTTTTCTATGGGCAATGAAAAATACCCGTTCTCGTTTCTGCGGTACTCCCATTCGGGATGAGTTAAACAGAAAAATCTGCACTGAATAGCCTGCTTCGTCAAAAGCCTTTACTATCTTATTTACCCATCCCTTAGCTTTTCCGGTTATCAAGCCTTTAACATTTTCGGCTATGACTACCTTAGGCTTTAGCTTCTTAGCTACATCTATGAAATGGAAAAACAGATCATCCAGCCTTTGTTTTGCCTGCCCTTCCCTAAAAGTCTTTTCTATATTCCAGCCATCTTCACGGCTTCCAGCCATAGAGAAGACAGAACAGGGTGGTGAGCCGTCCAGGACATCAATATTTTTCAATTCTTCGGGAATTTCCTCATCAGGTAATTTAACGAACTCCCTAATATCCATCAGGTAGCTATACTCTGGATGGTTATTAGCCTTATAAATGCCCATCATATCAGGATCTATTTCACAGTTCCCTAAAACAGTATAACCCGCAAGTTTGTACCCCATTGAAGAACCACCGCCACAACTGAAGCAGGAAAAAACCTTACAACCGTTCTTAGGTCTTGATTCCAAGTCTGACAGTTTCCACTTCCATGGAAAATCAGTTGAACCTAAAGCCACAGTTTGGGCATTCGTATTTGAATTTTTCATCCCCGAAAACCTCCGTATCATACTCTGTAGTTCCTGCAGCTTTCTTCTCAATACCATCCCCAACAGGCAGGTCTACAGCCATACCGAAAAAGTCGAAGCCTTCAAGGTCTACGCCTTCCAGCTCTACTTCCAACTTCATTAAGTCCCAAGTAGCTTTTTCGCCTGTCTTGTTATCCAGATAACGATATTTCTTTTTCTGCTCCTCTGTTAGTCCTTCACAGATAAGGCACTTAATCTCCTCATATTGAAGTGCTTTAAGTGCTTTATAACGAGTATGGCCCGCCAGGATTACCATATTCTCATCTACTACTAGAGGAGTAATATAGCTGCATTGCTTTATGCTTTCAGCAACAGCATTCACGGCATCATCATTTTTTCTGGGGTTATTCTCATACGGAGTAATTTCAGTAAGCTTAACCGTAATTAACTTCATCCCTCAAACACCTCCCCACAGCAAGGACAGACAATTTTCTTAGACTCTGTTTTCTCTTCTTTATCTTCGGTCTCTTTTTTGATAGGTTGACCAAAATCGAACCCCTCAAAATCAACATCACATAATTCTGCAGCCAGCTTCTTCTGGTCCCAGCTCGCAAATTCCGCAGTTTTATTATCATAGAGCCTATATTTCTTTTTCTGCTCCTCTGTAAGCCCTGCTACTACTACAACATCGCATTCCTTATATCCAAGCTTTCTAAGAGCCTTATATCGCGTATGACCAGCTAATATGACATTATCCTCATCAACAATGATAGGAGAAATATAGCTGCATTGCTTTATGCTCTCCATAACATCTTCTACAGCATCATCGTTGATTCTAGGATTATTCTCATAGGGCTTTATATCATCAAGTCTCTTTTTCAAGTATTCCATTCGGTTTCTCCCTTCCGTCTAAGAA